CAAGGTAAACCCCGATGTGGATGTATATGTGCTATGCGTGGTGGATGGAAACTCCTTGGACTTTAAGGGATGGGCATGGAAGAAGGATTTAATCAAGGATGAGAATAAGAAAGACCTTGGTCATGGCGTGGGCTATGCGTTGGACCAGGATAAGTTGAGAAAGTTCAATGCCTAAGAAACGAATAAGAGTTAAACAATTACCGTGCCGGTTGGTGATCAAAAACACGCAAGTCGCATTACAACGGCCAGGGTATTGGGTGGATGGTAGATGGATGGATGGTACTAAAGCTCAAATGAAAGAGTATGATAAACTAGTGGAACACATTATTTATGGGGATTGGTATGAAAAGTTTTGGGAAAGACGCGGAATGACACCTCCATCTCTTCTCTAGCTGTTATGCCTAAGTTCACCTACGCAGATGAGATAGACGCGAACTTTGGTATTCCGTGGACAGATGATCTACGGTTTAACAAGGGCGAGTTAGAGTGTGCATTGTCCAATGAGGAGGTTGATGCACTTCCACAGGATCGTGCAGAGATGCTTAGTCGTTTACTCATCGACCAGCCTAATAGTGAGATTGAAGACCCGATCCAATGGGGTTGGACACTACCTGGTTGGCGTAGGGTGATGGATAATTGGAAGGATACAAAGATTCATGTCTGTCTCGGCGGAAATAGGTCGAGCAAGACCATGTTCGCTTCTCGGATGTTAGTACACTTAGCCCAATCTATTCCCGAAGCTGAGATTCGTTCGATGCATGTTACCGAGGAGCGTTCGATCTCAGATGCACAGAAGTATATTTGGCAGAATTTACCAGCCCGATACAAGCGTGCAAAGAAGAAGAGTGAGAACCATAGCTTGCAATACAATCAGAAGAATGGATTTAACTCGGCTAAGGCAATCCTTCCACCAACTGCTCCGGGTGCAGAGCGTGGAAGTACGATATACTTTAATAATTATAGGCAGTATATGGCAGACCCTCAGATATTCGAGGGCTGGTCTGCACACGCAATTCACCTGGATGAAGAGGTTCCCGAAAGTATATTCAATACATTGCTCGGAAGAACGGTGGATTACCACGGACGATTAATCCTTACCTTTACGACCCTTCAAGGCTGGACACCATTGATCAATAGTTTACTCAAGGGCGCAGAGACGGTTAGTACGAGGTATTCAGAGCTACTAGATCGCGAAGTCCCAACCGAACAAATTTGTGCGAATTGGCCGAACTGTAGGATATACTATTTCCATACAGATCAATCCCCTTTTATAGATGGACAGGAGTTGATTCGCACATACTCCAAACAACCATTAGAGGTGAAGTTGGCCCGTCTCTATGGCATACCGTCCAAGGCAATGGAGGGGCGTTTTCCGAAGTTCAATCGCGAAACGAACATTGTTCCACATGAGAAGATCCCCTTCATTGCCGATCCTTCTTTGGCTTGTACCCGCTATTTCGTATGCGACCCAGGCGGGAGCAAGCCGTGGGTGGCAATATGGGCGGGAGTTATGCCGGATGGGCGGATATACATTTACCGCGAGTTCCCCGATAGTACGATGGGGCAATGGGCTTTACCGCATACAAATGCATTGGGTAAGAGTGTGGGTAAGCCTGGACCCGCACAGCGTCCACTTGGGTGGGGTTACGAAGATTACCGAAACCACTTCGAGGATTTAGAGGATGGTGAGGATATCTTTGAACGCATTGTCGATCCCCGCATGGGTGCGGCCACGGTACGGACAAAAGAGGGGGAGAGTAACATCATCAACCAAATGGCTAACCTTAACTTTGTATTTCGTCCCGCACCCGGTGTGGATATCGAGGCTGGAATTGCTAAGATAAATGATGCGTTATCATGGGATGATACAGAGCCTATGACTTCGGGTAATTGCCCAAAGCTCTATGTATCAGATAGATGTGACAATACTATTACTTCGCTACTTGAGTATAGCGGGCAATCTCGTACCGAACACTTTAAGGATCAGATCGATTGTATCCGCTATTTGTTGATTAGTGGAGCAGATCATATATCACAATCCAGCCTACGGTGTACCGGTGGTGGTGGATATTAGATTGACGAGTCAAGTACAAAGAACTACATTAAGCTACGCATGCATAATTCCTCAGACCCGGAGCTTTTATTCGTCTCCAAGGAACCCGATATCAATTATCTGCGGGATACTTACCGTGAAACACAGTCGGACCTTGGTGAGTGGATAGATCGTAGACAACGCGACTACGATGTCCGTAATTGTATATGGGCGGGAAAGTCCAATGATTTTAAGAAGCACTCGGCTGATAGTCAGACAGGCGAGGTATTTCCTTGGGATGGAGCCAGCGATCAAGAGATTCGCATGGTGGATAACCAGGTAAATAAATGCGTGGCAATGTCTTTAAACGCGATCCGCCAAGCACATTTGGTCGCAACTCCTGTAGAGTCTAACGATATCGCACGGGCAAATGTAATATCTATGTTTGTTCGTTGGTTGGTTAACTCCAAGATGGATGATTTTTATGAGCAAGTAGAACTCGGACTTAATCACTTCTTTGAAAAAGGAATGATGGTTCATTATGTGTACTACGAGCAACAAGACCTAAAGCAACAGCAGTCCATTAAACTAGATGAGATTGCAATGGCTCTTCCACAAATTGCAGAAGCTATTGGCGATGGCAGTATGGATGAGGAGTTATCTGCGGCTATGTCCGAGCAGTTCGATGTCTCAAAAACAAAGGCACGAGCAATGCTTAAAGAGTTGCGCAAGGAGGGAGAAACCACAGTCCCTGTCCTCCGTAGGGTTGTAAGTCGTCCGCGCATCAAGGCACTTGCACCTGACGAGGATGTTTTTTGGCCGAACTATACCATCGATCCACAAGAAGCTCCCTATGTATTTCATGTGTTAAACATGACACCGGAACAACTTCGGGCAAAGATACATAACGAGAATTGGGACGAGGAGTTTGTGGAGAAAGCAATCGAGTCTGCGAATGTGGGCGAGAATGATGTGTATACCCACAACCTTAGCTTACAAGATGAGATACTTCGCGATGATGACGAAACCATCCGTATCGTATATTGTTACCAGCGTTTACTCGATGAGGATGATGTGCCTGGTATTTACTGTACAGTATTTTGTAACGAAGTAGCCGACCTCTATGCCAAGCATACCCTTATGGATTATGGTCATGGTGGATATCCCTTTATTGTAAGTACTTACGAAAAGACATCCAAACGATTGTACTCCTCCCGCTCAATTCCCGAAGTTGGTGAACCATTCCAACAGGTGACGAAGGTTGAGTACGATGCATCGATTGACCGTCAAAGTTTAAGCACAATCCCACCAATAGAACATCCCCTTGGCCGATCCCCATCAAAGTGGGGTCCGGGAGTTCGTATTCCTTATCGTACACCTGGAGAGATTCGTTTTGCGGATACTCCACGCTACGATGCTGGTTCCGTGGAAGTTCGTAGATTAGTACAGGAAATGTTTGATCGTTACATGGGTAACAATGCACCGGGTGTCGATCCCGTGGAGTCGCAAATCAAGCAACAACATTTTATCAATAAAGTACTTCACCATATGAAGTATGTAATGGATCAAGTCTATAGCCTGTACCAACAGTATGGACCGAACGAAGAATACTTTCGCGTTACAGGTGTACAGGATATGCAGAAGTACGCAAAGGGTAGGGCGGGAGAACGCTTTGATTTTTATATGCAGTACGATGTGGCCACCCAAGACCCTGAGCAAATGCTCGAACGGGTAAAGACGATTGGTCAAATATCATCCACAATGGATAAGAATGGAGTGGTGGATACCGAACGACTCCTATCGCTTGCGATCGCACAAATCATGCCCGGTGCGTCAGAGAAGATTATCTTACCCAAGGAAACTGCCACACAGAAAGCAGTCGAGGAAGAGCGTCAAACCATAGCCGAACTTGCGGCTGGAGTACCACCCAATGTGCGTGAGAACGATGCACACGAAATGAAACTCCAAGTATTCCAAGATTGGTTACAACAACCTGACATCCAGCAAAAAGCCCAACAAGACCCGGCAATGCAAGAGCGTATTAAGACATATATGCAACAGCGCCAAATGCAGATTCAGCAAAAACAAAACGCTACGATTGGCAGACTAGGAGCCGCCCCCACACAATTTGGACAAACATCTAGTGCCGCATGAGCATAACTCATCGTGGAGAAAGATTCTCAGGGTATAATAAACCTAAGCGAACTCCTGGTAAGTCTAAAAAGTTTGCCGTACTCGCTAAGGAAAAGGATACGGTTCGTCTTGTACGCTTTGGAGACCCAAACATGTCCATCAAGAAGAACATACCAGCACGGCGTAAATCCTTCCGAGCGCGACATAAGTGCGATGAAAAGAAGTCTAAACTAACCGCTGGCTATTGGTCCTGTAAGAAATGGTAATATGAGTTTATATAAAAACATACACGCAAAGCGTAAGCGAATTAAAGGTGGAAGTAAGGAACGCATGAGGAAGCCAGGAAGTAAGGGTGCGCCTACTAATAAAGCATTCAAGAAAGCCGCAAAGACAGCACGCAAAAAAAAGTGAGACGAAAAAAATACCACGAAGTAAATGCCGAAGAAGCAATTAACGCACTTACCTTCCTCAAGAACGAACCACACTTCAAAAAGTATATCGAGGTACGCGAAGCAATGCGGGAGGAAACCATCCGCGAGCTACAGAATCGCAAGAATATCGAGAACCAAAATTTACACTTTCACTTCACAGGAAAGCTCGAAGCAATCGATGAAGAGTTAGATAATTTCTATAGCTTGTAATTGTTCATACTATTAAAGCCCTCACGGTTAGGGGTAGCCGTGAGGGCTTTTTGTTGCCATTTGCTCTACAAGTAGCTACATTTTGCTACACTAGGCTATCAGCCTTGTTGACTTATGGAAACATTAACCAAAGAGGTTGTCTCGGAGTCCTCTGAAAATTCCGTGGAAAATACAAACGCAAGTGAGGGCAACCTTTCGATGGCAGAATTTGCAGATCAGTTACTGAAAGGCAAGCAACCACAGGAAGAATTACCCGAACTTACCGAAGAGACAGACGAACCCGCTGAAGAAACTGCGGAGCCTACAGATGTCTTAGAGGAAAATTCACAGTCTGTCGAAGAGGAGCAAGTGGAGGAAGAGGAATCTTCGCCGCCCGCAGAACCTTCGGATGTTCTTTCAAAGTTTAATATCGACCTGGATAACTTATCCGAGGATGAGTCACGAGATCTCGCAAAGGCGCTGAATGCATCTGCCGTCAAGCGATTTGGAAGACTTACCGCTCAGAAGAAAGCACTACTCGCAGAGAATGCGGAACTGCAAGCCAAGGCAGAAGAAGCCCAGCAAGCACCCGCTAGTACCGAACTACCTGAGTTCCTCAAGGATAATGCCTTTCACAACATCAATGACGCTCAATCACTACAGAAAGAAGTCGAGCAACTTACCACCCTATTAGAGTGGGTAGATGAGAATATCGATAACGAAGTAGAGTATGATGATAGCGGTAATGAATATGTAGTGAAGGATGGGGATACGACTTACACTAAGTCTGAATTGCGCCGCATAAAAGCAAGCGCAAGCAAGACTTTGCGTAAAGATGCACCCGCCCGGCATGAATGGTTAAAGGAGCGTACACAATACGACAAAGAAGCTATGGAAACCTTTGAGTTCCTAGGGGATGCTGACAGCGATGACTACAAGTTATTTATGAAAGTAAAAAGCACTCCGAGGTACGCAACAATGGAGAAGCATTTACCAAACTTTAATCATCTATTAGGATTAATGGTAGAGGGCAGTAAGGTAGTAAAGGCAAGGCAAGGTCAGAAGGCTAAACCAGCCGCAAAACCGAAAGCCCCAATGGCAAGTACGGAAGCTGGTACAGCTAGGCCCAAGACTCCCCAGGCGAATAAAACGAAAGCTCTGCAAGCGGCGAAGGCTAAATTCGACAAATCAGGCTCAATGACAGACTACCAAGTATATCTTAAACTTAGAAATAAAACTTAAATTCCAAGGAGGAAATAAATTATGGCATTAACAAAATCACACATTAGCGGAACTCCGCTCGGCTCTAACAGAGAAGACTTATCGGATGTTCTCACAGTCCTGGAACCCGAACGCACTCCGTTGCTTTCGCTCGCGAAAAAGGGAAAAGCAAACGGTACATTCTTTGAGTGGCAAACAGATGAACTCAGTACCCCAGCATTTGCGGGAGTACTCGAAGGTGCTGATGAGACTAGCTTTACTAACCAAGTAGCCAACCGTGCTAAACTTGGAAACCATGTACAGGTATTTCGTCAGAACTACCAAGTCTCAAACATCCAAGAATTAGTCGATGTTGCTGGCGTGGATTCTGAATTTGCAAATGCTGAAAGTAAAGCCGTTAGGCAAATGAAGCGCGATATTGAAGCCGCACTTTGTTCGTCACAAGACCGCGACCAGGATGATGGAACAAACCCATATAAGACACGCGGTTTGTTCAAATGGTTAGGCGAAGGTGGACAACCAAGTGATGTTCCCGCCGCTTATCAATCAGTCGCAAGTGTAACCCTTGGTGGTAGTTCTTTTACTGAGGCTAACATGAATGGCTTACTTCAGAGTTTATACGAAGCTAACGGAATGCCCGGTGGACAGCTTACCTTAATTGCTGGCCCTACCTTGAAGCGCGATATCTCAAACTTCGCTCGTCAAGAAGGTTCAACCACAGCGTTGAACTTCCAAGTAACACAACCCGCTGAGTCCAAGTCCATCTCCCTCGTAGTTAATCTATATGACGGAGATTTCGGAAGTGTGGCCGTAGTGCCTTCGCTTTTTCTAAACAGGACTAGTGGTACGGACACCGTAGACACCAATGCTGGTTTACTCGTAGACCCTGAGTACATCGCTGTAAATATGCTTAAAGCTGAGTCTTCTTCTGAGCTTGAGAATAAAGGCGGCGGACGCAGAGGTTTCTGTGAGACAATTGCTGGACTTGCGTGTCTTGCTCCTAAAGCACACGGAAAAATAAACTAATTGTTTGTTCATTATTTGGGGGAGGTCTGCGTAGCGGGCCTCTCCCTTATCTCTTTAAATATTAAGCATGGCAAATTTACTCATACCTAAGTGGAAAGAAGGAAACGGATCTCAGTTTATGAAAAACTTGGATCGTTACTTGCGTTACGAAGTTAACCTCGAAGAACACGAATCCGTCATGCGGGAAAAGATGGCTATGAGAGAAAACGAAGCAATGGGAGTCGCTAAGACCGATGGGCTTGGACAGCTCAAGGCAAGTATCCCCGCTCGCGAATACTTCCGGTGGCATCAAAAAGAACGAGGATGCTGGGGAGATAAATCATTTATCAAAGGGTTCTTATCAAAAAACCCATCATTTAAATCCAAGACACTTACCACACCTAGTTTTAACTCTAAGAGTTTCGCATGAGGCAAGTACCCGTAAGCACGCTACTCACCAACCTCAAACACATGGTTGGAGTTGATAGTCTTCTTACACAAGAGGAAGGTGCGGCAGTACGGAGTTTCAATCGCTTTGGCAGACTAGCGTGGGAACGGGCAAGATGGCCCGACACCATACGCCTCGAACCAAAGTTACCCGACATCCAGGTACGATCAATCGATGTAACCAATGGGGGAAGTGGGTACACAAGCGCACCAACCGTATCGGTTAGTGGAAGTGCCACAGCAACCGCTACCATCAATGCTGATGGACAGGTAAACGGAGTTGCGGTAACAAGCAACGGTACAGGATACCTGGAAGCACCAACCATTACCTTTAGTGGAGGAGGAGGCACCGGTGCAGAAGCAAAAGCCGTAGTCATGGGTGTACTTGAATACGGATCAAATATTGGAGAGATCCTCCGAGTCACAGAGAAAGACCCATACTCATCAGGTAGTCCGAGTGAGGTTCCTTATCGTATAGAATACTCATCTGTAAGTTACGGAAATATTGTATTCATAAATCGTGCAAGTACAGCACCCGTTTATATATTATATCGCGCCCCCTTCGTTGACTATGTGTCGAGCGATACGGATTTTCCGTACATATTTTCAGAATATGTCGTTGCGGGAGCCTACTCCGATTACTTAACCGCAGACGGACAATTGGATAAAGCAATGGCTATCCAGCAACAAGCCGAAGGTATTTTACTAGCTGAACTCGATAAACTCGAACGCCAGCAAGGCCAACAACAACACATACAATTTACAACCTACGGATCAACGATCCAAACACATTACTAATTATGGCAAACGAATATAGAGGAGTAGGGCTAAACGGAGGAAAGTTTATATCCGACACAGCATCCAACACAGGCAGATGGTTTAGTATCGTGGCTATGGAAGACACCACCATTACAAGTATCAGCGGAAATATCGAAGGTATATCTGATCTTACTGTGGGTGGATCATCCCCGCTTACCCTAAGCACAAACACCGCACTTTATGGCGCGTTTGACGAGATCACCTTAGCGACCGGGAG